TTAATACAATTTATTTAATACAATTTATTTAATACAATTTATTTAATACAATTTATTTAATACAATTTATTTAATACAATTTATTTAATACAATTTATTTAATACAATTTATTTAATACAATTAAGTAATTTTTTTATTCATAAATATATATGAATAAAAACGTAAGCGTACATAATACAAAAAAAAATAGAAAACATCAAGTTAGTCATAATGTATCAAAATCGTCTTCAAAATTGTCTTCAAAATTTATGATACGTCATCCAAAAGAAGCTTGTGGAATTAGAACTATTACTAGTCCTTTCAATCTTGCAAATCCTACATCTACATATGAACAATATAAATTAGACACAACAAAATTACCTCCTTTAGGGACAGGTGAATACGGAATAGCACATGGAGTTCATAAAACAAATTTTAATGTTTTAAATACTTTTACGACTTATTATGTTGAAATTTATGACGATAGTATGAGGTGCATTCACATTCATGATTCAAATGAAATGGGTTATGTTGCAGATGGAGCAATTGAGGTTATAATATGGTCTGAAACTAAATTTACAAAAACACTAGCTACTAAAGGTTGTATGTGGTTTATTCCTAAAGGAGCATTACATTCTTTAAATAATGTAGGTGAAAAGAATGCTACATTGTGGATAGCTTTTAATAATACAAATCCTAGTAATACAGACGTTGCTGTTTTGATGAATGGATTACCTCAATATTTAAAAAATGCATATTCTGCTTCTCCTCATTCTTTATTAAAAAATTATGTTGGTCCAAATTATAGTTATTATTTTAATTATTGTCCTAAAGAAGTATCACGCGCTGCACCCTCTTTGAACAGTCCGTTTGTATTAAGTTTAGATGGCATAAATCCTGTTATTTGCGATAAAGAATTAGGATGTATTAAAAATGTTAGTTGGTTAGATTGGCCTATTATAAAAGGAACTAAGTTTTCAGCAGGTCATATTACATTGAAGCCGCATACATCTACTGATTGTTATTGGTATACTAATAGTGACGCCAATTATGTTGTACACAAAGGTGTGTGTAAATTTTTTATGATTTTGCCTAATTTTGATAATCCTACTGAAGGAATATCTGCAAAGAATGGTGATTTCTTTTTTGTTCCTTGTGCAACTCCACATAGCATAATGAATGATTCAGATAGTGATGTAGAATTGATAGTATTTTATTCGTCTGATGATCATATTAGGAAAATTTCGTTTGGAGAGGCAATATCATTCTTTGGTGATGAGGTGATACAAGATAGTTTTATTACACCATCAGGACAACAATATGCAAATCCTGATAAAATAGTAAAAAATATTAAAAATATTCCTATAATATTTAAAATTTAGGGTTGTTATTTTTATAAATAACAAAATTATATAAAAATATATTTATAATAAAAATACATGGAAGAATTACTACAAAAAAATAAATTTTTAGAAGAAGAAAATATAAAATTAAAGACTGAATTATATGAAACAAGAGAGCATCTTAAAAAGTATACTGCTCCATCAAGACACAAAACATATTATGAAACCCACAAAGAAGAAATATTAAACAAACAAAAGTCTTATGTAATTTCAAGTGAAAAGAAAAAAGAATATGCTAGACAGGCTTATCTAAATAAAAAAGAAAAAAATAAGGTAAATTCTGAAAATATATAATTATGCGGATTATTATACAAAAATAATTTTATTTAGTAAATATATAAATGACTACTCCTATAAAATATAGTTTTGAGCTTTTGAAAAAATATTGTTCTGAAAAAGATATTAAATTAGTTCATGATTATTCAAATGAAAAATTGTATTGTTCAACAAAAATAAACTTCTATTGTACAAATTGTAATAAAGAAAATATTAAATGTTTTGCATATTTAATTAAACGCAATACCTTATGTAAAAGATGTGTTACTATTAACTCATTGCCTAAAAAAAAAGCTACTATGTTAGAAAAATATGGTGTTGAACATGCATCACAAAATCAAGATATTAGAAATAAAATTAAAAAGGGGTTTATAGAAAAATATGGTGTTGATAATCCAGCAAAACTAGAGCAAATCAAAAATAAACAAAAGAAAACAAATCTTGAAAGATATGGCGTTGAATATATTGTTCATAATAAAGAATCAAAAAGAAAAATGGAGCAAACTAACTTGGAAAAATATGGCTCTAAATGTTGTCTTAAAAACAAAGAAATAAAAGAAAAAATTATAAAAACAAATTTAGAAAAATTTGGCGTTAAAAATGTTGGTAAAAATCAAAATGTTCAACAAAAAATGAAAAATACAATGTACGAAAAATATGGGGTATATTATCCTTTGCAAGATCCAAAAATATCTGAAAAATCTTCTAAAAAATGTTATAAATCAAAAACATTTATTTTTCCATCTGGTATAGAAATTGCTTGTCAAGGTTATGAACCATTTGCTTTGAAGGATTTACTTGAAACTTATAATATTGATGAAGATGATATTATTACTGGATGTAAAAATGTTCCTACTATTTGGTATAATGATGAAAATGGTAAGAAACATAGACATTATGTAGATATTTTTATATCTTCTGAAAATAAATGCATTGAAGTTAAATCTTCATGGACATTAAGTTATAAGAAAAGCAATATTTTTGAAAAACAATTGGCTGCAAAAGAACTAGGTTATAAATATGAAATTTGGGTGTATGATTTTAAAGGTAATAAAGTTGAAACTTATTTATAAACAAACTGTCATTTATTAAATGTTAATAAACATTTGCCAGACAAATATTTATCTTTTGGTCTGTCTTCATCTTCTTCACTATCTGTATCATTAGCAATACTTTTATCTGTTGAACTATTACTTTTTATTGAAAAATTTTTTTTCGCAACACATAATTTATTTTCAACAATATTTTTTGGTTGATATATGGTTTTCCATTTTGCAAAATCATTGTTATATTCTATACTATTTGTTCCAATAATTTTATAATTTTGTTTTTTATAATATGATTTTCTTTTTAACCATTGTCTTTGGAATACATCATGTGAATCTACAAAATCATAAATAATGGGATGTGTAAATGCATGCTTTGCTCTTAAAATTCTACCTACTACTTGTACAATGTCTGTTTTTGGAGTGATTAAAAATTCTGCATTGAGTGTAGGTATGTCAAGACCCTCAGAACACATAACAAAACTTGCTAAAACTATTTGTTTTTTTTCTGATTTTTTTAGGTCGAATTCTTTCATTCCACCGATGTAGTATCCAACACTAGCCAAATTTTTGCAAACAATTTTTTTGTACATATAATGTAATATGTTGAGATTATGTGCCATAACAATTGTATGCGTTTGCGCTAATGGCTTAACATACGGATTTTCAATATAATTTTGTTCATATTTTAAAACTTTTTTGCAATTGGGACACTTGGTTCGTTCTTTTTTACTGTTTTTATCTGCATTTGTTTCTATATTTTCCATGCATAGCATGCAATATTTAACACAATCGCAGCATGTGTTACGAATTAAATAATTTATATTTTTATTGCAAATTTCACAATTTGGTACAGATTTGTCCATATATAATTTGTGTTGCTCAATTATTTTCTTATCTATATCATCAACACTAATAAAATCACACAAAGTTTTAATTATAAATTCTGTTCTGCGATTATATTCACATAATTTACTAATCATAGAACTATTTTGTGGTTTTCCTCTATAATCTAAAATTGTATCATTGAATTCGTCATCATAAACTTTATATGTAATAGCACGAACCTCAACACTATGTTCATTTTTTTTTTCTGCTTTATAAATTATATCACCCAAAAACATTTTAAATACATTTGTGGTTCCATCTTTTCTTTCCATTGTTGCAGATAGTCCAAGCATATATTTAGTAACTACTTTAAAAAGGGAATTTGAAAAAGATTGACTTGAAATATGATGAACTTCATCTATAATAGTAAATCCAAATTGCTCAAACAATGTCTGTTCATAATCTTTTGAAATTAGGCTTTGAAGCATACACAGAACAATATCTTTATCTTCTGTATCAACTATTGGACCTTGAATTTTACCTACACGAGCTTTTGGAAGAAACTGATTGATTCTTTCTATCCATTGGTTCATTAAAAATTCTTTATGAACGATAACCAACGTTTTTTTGCTGAGCTTAGATAAAATATATAAAGAACCAGATGTTTTACCCCAAGCGCATGGAAGCTCTAGCAAACCACCACTATAAACACCGTCATTACAATGTTTAACAAATTTATTTACAACCGGTTCTTGATAATCACGTAATTGTCCTGCAAATTCTAAATTTATATTTGTTCCTTCAGAAATTTTATATTGTTTAGGTGTTCCAAATTTTTCAACTCCATAATAATGTGGTACATAAAATTTATTTGCTGATTCGCGGTATGCTGGAAAAGTTTTATTTCCTTCAGAATTATTCATATGTGAACACTCCCTTAGGGAAAACGGTTTTATAGTTAAATCATTTCTTATTTGTTTTTGTTGTTCAATAGTTAATTCATTTTTAGCTATAGTATAACCTTTTTGTCCTAAATATGTATTAACTTCCATAATTAGTTATATTATTTAGTAAATAATGTTTATATCCTTTTGATGAAGTTTTTTTAAAGTTCTACAAATAAAATCTATCAATATGATATATGGAAAGTTTTTCAAGTTTATTTAAAAAAGAACATATGGGAGAACTAGTATTAGTAATACTATTTATTATTTATTTAATTTTAGGTCTAAAAACTCCTGATCTAATTGCTAATTTAGTAGATACTTTAGTAGGCAAAATTGTTTTATTTATAATTGTTGTATATTTATTTATGCATGCTAATCCAATTTTAGCTGTATTGGCATTATTCGTCGCTTTTGATTTGGTAAGACGTTCTTCAATGGCAACTGGAATTGATGCTCTAAAAAAATATGAACCATCAGAAGAAAAGAAAATGTCACAATTTACAGCTTTTAATCAATTCCCTTATACTTTAGAACAAGAAGTTGTTGCAAAAATGGCACCTATTGCTAGTTCTGGATATTCCCTTACACAAGCTTCTTATAAGCCAATGCTTGATAACCTTCATGATGCAGCAACCTTAAACGGTAGTAATTAAATAATTAATATTCAATATTTTATTAATTATTTACAAATTTCCATTATTTTTTCACCAAATAATTTTTCTTGTTGACCAGATACAGCGTCAACTAATAAAGAAGATTGTCTATTTTTATACCCTTCTAATTTAGAATTATTTACTATTATTTCACTTCTTAATTCAAGTTGTTTTTCTTCTAATTTATTTATATTTGATTTTTCGGTTTCCAAATGTTTTTCGAGAACTTCAGTTTTTTAAATTTTATTGCACATGGGTTGCTCATTATATAATAAGTTATATTTTAGTATTTATTTAGCTAAAATAATTTTCCTCCTGTTAGATCTGGAACTACACTTTTTGGTAAATCAGTTGTAATAAATGAATATATATAATTACCTGCACCAAAAACTATAATAAACAAAATACAAACAATTATAATTTGAATTATTGACATATTAAATGGACCTTCTAACAAATTAATTAAATCATATGAAGGTGTATTTTTTTGATATTCTACCGGAACTTCTTCTGATGATGAACCTGTTGGATTACATTTAATATAAATTCCATCTCCAATTGATATACCCGAATTCGGTCCTGAAGAATTATAAAATAATGAACCTCCTTGCATAGGAAGTGCAAAAGGTTTAATTATTTGACTTAAAGTATTTAGGGTACTACTATTCAATGGAACCGCGTATAACATGCCATAAATAATCCATTCATTATTGGATTTATCTGTGTAACTATAAAATGGTTTATTTGGAACAATTTTTTGTAATGAAAATCCTTCTATATTTAAATTAGTAGTATCACCTTGCGAAGGCGCATTTGTTGATACACTTTGAATAATTTCAGTTATAAGGTTTGACGCTGTTGAAGATTCTGTAGATGCTGTTATAGGAATGGATACATAAAATGTTGGACCTCCGGTCACTGGAATATGACTAATGCAAATTTCTGCTGGAGCTTGGGTTCCATTAAAATTATGAAGAGATGGAGATGTAATTGTAATATCAGAGACGTTATATTTTTGATTATTGTATGTTACTGGTGGACTAGTGCTATTATCACAAGTTAAACTAATCATAACACCACTATTTCTAGCAGTTAAACTGCAATCTGGATAATTATAACTGTAAGAACATTTTAAATCACATTTTCCTTGAACATTTTCAGTTGCTATATTAATATTTTGATTACTCATTAATATAACTATATAAATAAAAATATTAATTTATTTATATAGAATGAAATTAACTAAAGGAAAAATATCGAAATTGTATAATAAGAAAAAACAAACTTTGAAGAGGAATATAAATAAGAAAAAGAATTCAAATAAAAGAAGGACATTTAGAAGAAAACAAAGGTTTAACTTAGCTAGAAAATCACTTAAAAATTTGTTTTATAAAAAAATAAAAGGTGGTGATGAAGCTGCTACAAGTGTAGAGGAATTGCCTAAAGTTGAAGAAAACGTGGTTAAAGAACCAGTTAAAACAGAGACACCTTCTATAAATGAAGTTCAACCAGAAACACCTGTTACCAGTGAAGTTCCAGTAGAAACACCAGTTACGAGTGAAACTCCAGTAGAAACACCTGTTACCAGTGAATCCCCAGTAGAAATACCTGTTACAAGTGAAACTCCAGTAGAAACACCTGTTACAAGTGAAGTTCAAACAGAAACACCTGTTACAAGTGAAACTCCAGTAGAAACAGAAACACCTGTTACCAGTGAAGTTCAACCAGAAACACCTGTTACAAGTGAAACTCCAGTAGAAACAGAAACACCTGTTACGAGTGAAGTTCAAACAGAAACACCTGTTACAAGTGAAACTCCAGTAGAAACAGAAACACCTGTTACAAGTGAAACTCCAGTAGAAACAGAAACACCTGTTACCAGTGAAGTTCCAGTAGAAGCACCTGTTACAAGTGAAACTCCAGTAGAAACAGAAACACCTGTTACGAGTGAAGTTCAACCAGAAACACCTGTTACAAGTGAAGTTCCAACAGAAACACCTGTTACGAGTGAAGTTCAAACAGAAACACCTGTTACGAGTGAAGTTCAAACAGAAACACCTGTTACGAGTGAAGTTCCACCAGAAACACCTGTTACGAGTGAAGTTCCACCAGAAACACCTGTTACGAGTGAAGTTTCACCAGAAACACCTGTTACAAGTGAAACTCCAGTAGAAACTCCAGTAGAATCAGAAACACCTTCTACAATGGAAACATCGATAACAGAACCAACTAATATTCCAAATAATCAAGAATTATCCCAAGCTCTAGAAACGGTTGTTAAATATTTTTCTGACACACTTGCAAATTCTGTTGAAAAAGCTGTAGCTGAAAAACTAAGTCAAAATGCGTCTAATTCAGATAATCTTCAAGACGCCTTTAGCTCTTTAAATGTTGAAGCAAATAAATTGGGTGCAGCATCTGGAGGTAAAAAACGCAAGACTCGTAAGTTTAAATTAACAAAAAAAAATAAAACAAAACAAAATCATCACAAATAAATATAAACAACTTAAATACTAAATAAAATATAATATATGCTTTATATTATATATTTTATACTAATTAATTTATTTTTAATCAACTCATTGCATTTAAATAGTAAACAAATAAATCAAATAATAAACTTAATTAAAAACAAAAGTTTGAATACAGAACAAAGAGAGAAAATTAATTACATACTATATAAATCATATGAAAAATGGGCAATAAAAAAAGCAATTGATTTTAAAGAATTACATAAATTTAAATGTAAAAATATAAACACGCAAGAATTAATATTATATAGTAAATTTGGTTTATTTAAATCAATAAAAAAATATAATGGAAATTCATTATTTTTGTTTTATTCAGAATTTTATGTAAAAAAAGAATTATTAAATGTAGTAACAAACCATTTTTCTTTAAGCATTATACCTAAAAGTATAAGAACTAAAAATAAACAAAATTTTTCGCATGATGATTTATCTGAATACAAAAACAAATTAGAACCAATGCTTATAAATTATGCAAATAATGTTGCAATTGATAAAAGTCACAATTCAAAACAACAACATATATTGGATAAAATATATAATTATGAAACACATATGAAAATATGGGAAAATATTAATAAATTAGAACCTTTTTCAAAAAGAATTATATATTTAAAGTATGACCAAGAATTTAATAAAATTAAAAGCAATAAAATTATTAGTGTTTTAATGTGTTGTTCAGAGGAACATGTTAGAAAAAAATTACAAGAGGCTTTAAAAAAAATATTATAAAAAATTTATAGAAATGGTAAATATTTAATTGTATTATTATCATATATAGTGACTTTATAAGCTTCATTTACTCCTTCAATATATACAATATCACCTTCATACAATTTATCGCATCCATATTCATTTGTACAACTTCTTCCATTACGTCTTATGGGTAACTTAACATTATTATGCTGATTGCTAGTGGTATAATAATTCCACTTATCACGATTAGTAAAAAGAGGTCTTCCCATTAAAGGTAAAATACTATCTTTACTTGATCCCTTTAATGGTGTTAATATTCCAACTTGTCTATAAGAAGTATCAACAGCACCTATATTAGTAGAAACATTAATAGGCACTGCACCTAGTGGTATACCATTAAATCCTGGAATAAAATAACGTTCATCTCTTAAAGGTGGATTATAAGGGTTTAATAATGGGTCATTTGGTAAATTATAATAAGGCCAGCTAGGAATTAACCCTCCAAACCACCCCGTATTCTCTCTATTTGTATCTTTTATAACTATTTTTTCAGATGGTTTATTATTAACAATAATATTTTGATTGCTAATGCTGTTATAAATTAAATATACAATAATAACAACACAAATAATTAAAAAAAACATAGAATAATTTTCAATGCATATTACTCCAGGAGGACATTTTTTCATATTATATTAATATAATATAAAATCTAATTTATTCAATAGAGTTGTAAGTTATTCATATTTTACATTTTTTACATTTTTATTCTATTTTAAGCACTTTTATTTGCACTTCCTAATCCAGTAGCCATTTGCTTTGCCATATCCATTAACTTAGACATTCCACCGCTTCCATTCATTCCTTCCATCATTCCTTGCATCTGTTGCGCCATAGGCATCATTTTTTCTACTAAAGGACTTAAGGATTGCATTGATTCAGCTAATTGCATTTGTTGTTTCATTAAACGTTGTGTATCGTCTGTCAAACTCTTAATGCCATCGCTTCCTAGAATTTTATTTAATTCATCGTAAGCATTTTCAATTGTTGATGCATAATCAATTTTAGATTGTCCATTTTTGGCACGTCCAACTTCAAAATGTTCATCAGTTTTAACATTAGATGCTCCTACACTATCATGTGTTTCAGTTCCAGGTAAAACAGGTGACACTTTTTTACTTGCTTCGTCATTTATTTTTTTTATAGTATCAGTGTGGTTTTGTTTAGAAACAGTATTATTTTCCATACCTTCAATATGATAAAGAGAATTGCCTTTTAAAGAGAATAAATTTACAACAATTAATGGAACACCTAAAACAATAATCATATTTTTACTAAAGTATCTAACTAGAACCGCTAATACTATGAAAAATAAAACATTGTTTAAATTTCCCATTACCATATATCCGATAACATTAAATAAAGCTAAAATGGCAACTATGTTTAATACCCACTTGTTTGTAAGAATTTTTGATACAGTTGAATTAATCTTCATTATATATATAATATTTAAAAAAAATTGAGTAAATTAATATATTATTAATTATATTAATAAATATATTATACTTAAAAATACATGTCAGAATTTGATACGGATGACGATGATTATGATGAATATTTATTTGAAAATGAAAATCTCTATGAGCCTGAAGAAGAAAGTTTAACGCGATATAATATTATATTATGTGAACTTTATAATTCAAAAATACACGGAACTCTAGATAATAAAAAAGAAGAAAATATTGGTTATTTAGTTTGTTGTAGATTTAAAAATTTACATACAGAATTAATTGAAGATATGTCTAGTGAATTAGTTGTTGCACATCATTTAACTATTAGAAATGGTGAACATGATATTTATAGAAATTATAGAAATATTATAGCAAGACCTGACTATTTTAAACCAGAAATAGCACAATGTATTTATTTAGAATCTCAACATTGTGTAGCTATTTTGAAAACATTTTGGATTAAAATGATACAACGTAAATGGAAAAAAATTTTCAAAGAGAGACAAAGAGTTTTAAAAGAGAGATGCAATTTAATGTCTATTAAATATCGTGAAATAAATGGGAAATGGCCTTCTACATGCAACTATTACCCTAGTTTAAAAGGAATGTTATTTTGAATACAAATATTTAGATATAAAATGATAATTATTATTAAATGGAAAATAGCCTAAACTTTTTTCTTGTTCAATATCTAGATTTTTCCATATTAATTCAATTAAACCGATTGATAAAGTAATTTCTCTCTGTTTAACAAAATTATATGTTTCCGATTTTTTATATTTTTTAATTCTTATGAATTCTGGATTTTTTTGTACTAAATTAAATTTATCCTTTATAATTTGCAATGTTTGATTATAATTATATAATAAATCTTCGTAATTAATTAAAATATAATTTTGAACTTTTTTTGGCATTATATTTGTTAAAAAATCATTTTTAACTTTTCTTAACTCAAATATATTTTTATACTTTTTAGATGTTAAATAATTAAAATCTTTTGGGTTTATTTTATTTTTAATGATTTTATTATTAATTTTAAATTCATCTCTAATAGAATAAAACTCGTTGAATAAAAAATTTTTCATATCTTTATTAATTTCTGGAACATGATATAATTCTTTTGAAAAAGAGTTAATCCAATATATTGGATTTCTTATTATTCCTATAAACAATGTTTCGCTTGAATTATTATTATAATTATTAAAACAAAAAAAGTGTTTATTTCCATATTGCGCTGTATATTCTAAATCGAAATTATTTGTAATTGAGCCCTCTAAAAAATTTGTCCCACTACATCTTTCGCCTAATATTGCGAATTTTTTTATTTGTGACATTTAATATTATATAAAATATATTATTAAATTTGCAATTAAATATATTAATAATAAATACTATTTCTAGTACTCCTTCTATTGCTGTTTCTAGTAGTTTTTCTAGTGCTTGTATTAGTAGTTTTGCGTCTATTTTTTTTTGTTTTATGAATAATAATATAACCAGCTTTATTATCCTTATAAGTATATCCTCCTTTTTGTTTTCTATTTCTCTTTGTTCTCTTACCACCTCTTCTATTAACTATGTTCCATTTTCCGTTTTGACCTTGTTGTAATACTTTATTATTATTATAAAGTGTATTATTTATAAAAGCAACGTTTTGTGGATCATTAAAATTAGGGTCTATATTACGTCTATCTTGTATTCCTTTTAAAAGTTGCGAAGCATAATTAGATCCAAATCTAGGTTGATTAGATTGAAGAGCTGCAATTAATCCGTTTAAAGGAACCGATTGACCGCTAATATTTATTTCAGGATTAGGATTTAATAATCTATCACTTGAAAGAGGAAGATCATTTGGATCAACACCACGAGCAGCTCTAGATCGTGACATATCTTGTAATGGAATACCTGTTTCATTTAAATTTTCAGATGATTCTAAACTGATTGGTGTTCCTAGCGAAGAAACAGTACTAGGTGAAGGTGGAATTAATGATAATGATGCACCTGAACTACTTCCTAATAATCCTCCCAAATCTCCACTTAATCCACTAGCACCTGAAGAACCCGGACCACCTGAAGAACCTGAACTACTACTTCCTAATAATCCTCCCAAAGCTCCACTTAATCCACTAGCACCTAAAGAACCCGGACCACCTGAAGAACCTGAACTACTACTTCCTAATAATCCTCCCAAAGCTCCACTTAATCCACTAGCACCTGAAGAACCTGAACTACCTGAAGAACCCGGACTACCTGGCGGACCAAGAGGGTCAGCATTAAATTGTGGAGGAATTAAATTATTTAGCTCTTGAAGGTTTTTTTTAATTTCATCTAATGTTTCATTAAATTGTGTTACTTGTCCTTGACGAGGAGGAGCATTTATTAAATCATTTATATAACCATAAATTTCTTGCAAAATAGGAGTTGCTCTTTCAATTCTAGTTTGTAAATCGTCTCTAGCTGCTGTTAATTCAGCGATTTGTCTTTCTAGAGCATCAATATTACCTTGATGCCCATCAATTATTTTTTGATTAGCTTCCTGTGCTACACTACTAGCTGCTTGACTAATTTTTATTTTTTGCTGTAATTGTTGATTTAGTCCTTCTAATTCTGCTATTCTATTGTTATTATCTCTTATCTGATCATTTAATTTTTGTATTTGTTGTTCTAATTGTCGCATTAAATCTTGATCTTGTGCTGGTTGTTGTCCAATTAATTTTGCAATTTGTTGTCTCAAATCTTGTAATTCTTGTGTTAATTGTGCATTATTTTTTTGTAAAGCATCAACAGCTGTTTGTAATTGAGCTCTTTGTGCTTGGCATTGTGCTAGTTGTTGTTGAGATGCTGCTGATGATGAACCATTTTTAGCTGCTAATTCATTAATTTGTTTTTCTAATTCCTCGGCTCTTTGAGTTAGCGCATTGATTTGCGCATCATAACGCCCTTGGTTATTTAATAATTGTTCATATCTTTGTCTAAACCTAGTCAAACGTCTAATTAGAGATTGAACTTGCGTATTAATATCTGTTAAACCGGCCAATACATTTGTAGTAAATTGGGTTCTTCTAGCAATATTATTTTTAACATTTGCTTCAGTAATTGCGCCCAAATTATTAATGGCCATTTCAAATTGTTGTATAAAAGGTGGTAATGCCGCTGCTGCCATATATATTAATTTTATATTTTAATTAATATATATATAAATTAAATATTATTTTGTGCATCCATATAATTAGTATCACTTATTATATCATCTAAACCTTTTCTAATAGATTTTATTTCACGAAATATTTTTTCTTGTTCAAAATTTGCATCATCTATATTATTTCTGGTAAGTTTACCAGATATAGTTAAATCATGAATATAAGTATTCAATATTTCAAGAGCCTTTATTTGGTCTTGTTTTTGTTTAGAAATATACTCATAGTACTTTGCATAATCGTCTTTTATAACATCTAAAAATCTATTTTGTTTTGATATAAATTTCAATTTTTTTTGTTTATCATGTAACATTTTTCTTTTTAAATCTATTAATTTTTCTATATGTAAAAACTGTTCATCTTGGTTGGCTAAATATGGCATTTGGGTTTTCATATTTTGTTCTTGCATAAATATTGGAACTTCTTGCTTATTTGAATTTATTACTATAGGTATTTCATAAGAAATAATATCCATTCTTAGAATAAGTAATTATTTAAATTTTTAACTTTTTGTTTTATATATTATTTATAAAAAATTTAAAATCTTCGGTATATATTATTTAGGATGTCAAAAATACAATCAGAACCTTTACTAGCACCTGACGATAATCGTTTCGTTATGTTTCCAATTCAACACGAAGATATATGGCAAATGTATAAAAAACAAGTAGATTGTTTTTGGAGAGCCGAAGAGATTGATTTAACTAAAGATTTAGTTAACTGGGAAAGCTTAAATGATGATGAAAAATATTTTATTTCAATGATTTTGGCATTTTTTGCGGCTAGTGATGGAATTGTTCTTGAAAATTTGGCTTCACGTTTTATGATTGATGTTCAAGTTTCTGAAGCACGAGCATTTTATGGATTTCAAATTGCTATGGAAAATATACATTGTGTAACTGGAACAACCAAAATATTAACGGATAAAGGCTATTTTGCGATTAAGGACTTAGAAAATACTAAAGTTAATGTTTGGAATGGAGAAGAATTCTCAAATGTTGAAATTAAATATACAGGAGACCAAGAAATTTATAAGGTTTCATTATCAAATGGTATGGAATTAGATTGTTCTCCTGGACACAAATGGTTAATACAAAAAGGCAATTCAAAACATCCCGAAAGGTGTTCTTGCAAAGAAATAGAGACTATTGATTTAGAAATTGGCGATATAATTCAAAGATATATAACTCCATTAATAGAGTTTGAAAATAAAGATGATTTTTTTAATCCATATATTCATGGATTTTTTTGTGGAGATGGAAGTTATTGTAATAATTATCCTATTATTTATTTGTATGATAAAAAAAGGGAACTGCTTCCATATTTTAAATATGATTCTTATCAAGAAAATTCTAAAAGAATTAGTTTTTATGTAACAAAATATATTAATAGAGAAAAATTTGTAGTTCCTATTAATTACAATAAAGATGTTAGACTTCGTTGGTTAGAAGGATTAGTAGATTCTGATGGATGTATTAATTTAAATTCAACCAAAGACTCTACTTCAATACAATTATCTTCAATAAATTTTAAATTTTTACAGGATGTTCAATTATTATTAACAACATTAGGAATTCAAACAAATATTAAATTAAATCATAAAGCAGAAAAACGTTTAATGCCAAAAAATGATGGAAGTGGAGATTATGATTATTATATGTGTAAAGATTGTTATATTTTATATATAACTGGAAAATCAGTAAATAAACTTATTGATATTGGATTTTCACCAAAAAGACTGAAAGTATTATATTGCGAACGATTAAATAATACTATGGATGTTTCAGAAAGAATAAAAATAATTAGTATAGAAAAAATATTTGAAAATGAATCTACATATTGTTTTAACGAACCTAAGAAGCACAGAGGAATATTTAATGGAATTCTTACATGTCAAAGTGAAACTTATAGTGTTTTAATTGAAACTTATATTAAAGATAAACAAGAGAAAGGTAAGCTATTTAATGCAATTGAAAATTTTCCTTGTATTAAAAAGAAGTCCGATTGGGCGCAAAAATGGATCCATGATAATCGTAGTAGTTTTGCGACCCGTTTGATTGCATTTGCTTGTGTAGAGGGTATTTTCTTTAGTGGCGCATTTTGCAGCATTTATTGGCTAAAGAAACGCGGATTAATGCCTGGATTAACATTTAGTAACGAATTGATTTCTCGCGATGAAGCTCTTCACTGCGAATTTGCTGTGCTTTTATATTCAAAACTTGTCAAAAAACTTGACAAAAATCGTATTCACGAAATTATTAAAGAAGCTGTAGAAATTGAGTCTGAATTTATTTGTGAGGCTTTACCTTGTAGACTTATTGGAATGAATTCAGAATTAATGACACAATATATTAAATTTGTGGCGGACCGTTTATGCATTCAATTAGGCTACAAAAAGATTTATAATGTTAGCAATCCTTTCGATTTTATGGAGTTGATTAGTTTAGAGGGCAAAACTAATTTCTTCGAGCGTAAAGTTTCTGAGTATAGTTTGTCTAATAAGAACACTGATGATGCTTTTATTTTATCAGAAGATTTTTAATTAATGATAACAATACAAATAAACAAAAATAAACAAAAATAAACAAAAATAAACAAAAATAAACAAAAATAAATATAAGTAAATAATTACTTAAAATATCTATTTAATTTTATTAATAATGAGTGATAATACTAGTGATTATTCAAAAACAATTATTTATAAACTTTGTTGTAAAGATATTCTAATTACTGATATTTATATTGGTCATACAAAAAATTTTACTCAAAGAAAAAATACTCATAAAGTTTCTTGCTGTAATGAAAAAAACACAAACTATAATCGTTATGTATATAAATTTATTAGGCAAAATGGAGGTTGGGAAAACTGGTCAATGATACAAATTGAAGAACATAATTGTAAAAATAAAAGAGAAGCCGAATCAACTGAACAATATTGGATAGAACAATTAGGAGCAACACTTAATTCAAATAAACCATATGCTATGTGTAAAGAAGAAGAAAAAAATTATAAAAAAATTTGGTATGAAGAAAAAAAAGATTACATTTTACAAAAAGCAAAAGAGAACTATGAAGAAAATAAAGAACACAAATTAGAATATCAAAAACAATATGCACAAGAAAATAAAGAACAAATTAAAGATTATCAACAAGAATATAGAGAGAAAAATAAAGAAAAATTATCAGAACAAAAAAAAGAATATAGAGCAGCCCATAAAGAAGAAGCCGCAGAAGCACAAAAAAAATGGAAAGAAGCAAATAAAGAAAAAATAAAAGAACAAAGAGCACAAATTATAAATTGTGAGTGCGGTTGTCAATATACGTTTGGAAATAAACATAGACACTTAAAATCTAATATTCATACAACTTATATCAATTCAATTTCTGTTAAATAAAAATATCGCGTTAATATATATGTCAACTATTAGATTACAACCAACATCAATAAACTCACAACCTATTATAGAACAACCTACATCACCTATTACCAGAGAGTTTTCACAAGTAAGACCTAAAGAACAAGATGAATATTTTACATATTCAAAATATAAAGGTTCTAAAATAAAAACAGAAGGTGGAAAATTAAAACGTAAAACAAGAAAATATAGAAAATCAAGAAAACAAAGAAAATCAAGAAAATTTAGAAGCTATAAGAAATAAATATATTTTTAATTTTTAATATAAAAATATATTTAATTTTTTTCAATGGTTGTTACCTTAGTGATATTTTTTATTATTTTATTCTCTTTTTCCAAATCATTATCACCAGATCCACCCATTGATTCAACTATAATTTTGTTATATTGGTCTGAATAAGGAGATGAAGATTTACTACAATCTGGATGAGCTTCTTTAAATTTAGGTATTAAAATATGATTTTTAGATGCAACTCTTTTGATTACTTTTCGTATCTTCTTTTTGTCTTCATCTTCTTTTTCCCATTTATTTTCATCTTTTATATATAGAACTTCTCTCTTTTTATCCGCACAATGAATTGGTCTTTGAGTAATATCTAGAGCATTTAAGTTTGTTGTAATAATATTTGATATACCTTCTACATAACCTACTTCACCTATTCTCTCTAAGTCACTTAGTTGTAACTTAATTGAATCTACAAAATCCATAATATTCATTGCATCTTTACATGTTTCGTTTAAAAAGAATTGAAGATTAAAAGATTTATTATGTGAATTAGTTGTATTATGTGTTCCATTTTTGGCAATTTCTAATACCATATTTTGCTGTTCAACAATCATCTGTCTTATATTACCTTGTTCCCTAATAAGCTCTGCATTTTGTTTAATAAGCATCATAATTAATTGTTCCTTATCATTTATATCAAATTGTGTTTCATTTGTGCCGACGTTTTCCTCTATTTTACAAGTTTTTTTGTGCGCATAAAGGGTTGACGAATGTTTATATATTTTCCCACAGTTACACATATATATTTTTTTATCAGCATCTGATGTAGGATTTTGTAGGATTTTGTGTTTATTAGTCAAAATATGTTTATTATATTCACTTTGTTTGCAGCATTTATAGTTACAACTTTCACAAAAAAATTTAACGGAGATTTTTGGAGACTTTTCTAAAGGGAACATTCCTATATAAATCCTACATAAAAAATCTCCAAATACTTTTTTTAAAAAATAAAAAAAAAATTATCGTAACACTTTTAAAATTATTTTTTTTGTGTTCAGACGCTAATTTTAAAATATGGTCACACAATTAAATTTTTTGTAGTAAAATATTTCAACTTTTGAAAATTGGACATTTTTTTTGTCCATTTTTGAAAATCTCAGAAAACTTTCAACTAAAAAAAATCAATTTCTATACTACACGTGAAGGGACCGTTTTTCATTGATTTTGCAACTTTTCTTTACAAAATGTAGTGCAGGCTCTTTAAGTCCAATTTTGGATTTATTATTTCGCAACTTTTACACCTTTTCTCATTTAAAACGCCCATTTT